ACCCGCCACGATGGGAACGCAGCCGCTGTGATTGAAGACATCGCCCCCGTTCACTCCTTCACCTACGACGGCGCTCAGGTGAACGTGTACCACGCAAGCAAGGGCGAGGGACTGCCGCGGCACTCCCACACCTACTCCCACGTGACGATGTGCAACGCCGGGTCGTGTGTGGTGAGGAAGGAGGGCAAGGAGGTCGTCATGGACAAGGGCACGCAGCCGATCAACCTGCTTGCACCAGACTGGCACGAGATCGAGGCGCTGGAGGACGGAACCGTGTTTGTAAACATATTTGCTGAAGGAAAATACTAAATGGCTAGCGTAATTTCAGCTGGGACCACCAGCACCACGGCCCTGAACCTGAGCGGCGACACCACCGGCAACCTGGCCTTCCAGACCCAGAACGGCACCTACACCATCACGGTGCCCAACGCCACGGGCACGCTGCCGCTCACCGGCTCGGCGCAGACCTACACCGCGCCTCAGCGAGGAACAGTCACTACTGACAACGACCTCAGCTTTGATATGAGTGTCACCAATAACTTTAAATGCACACCATCCGCTGGCGGCGCGCTGACGTTTACCAACATCACGGCCGGGCAGTCCGGCTTCATTCTGCTGATCAACGGGTCCAACTACTCGATCACCGCGGCGGGCACGACCAAGGTGGCCGTGGGGGCCCTCACGACCATCTCCCAGACCGGCACCTACCTGCTCGGCTACTTCAGCGACGGCACCAACGTGTACGTGACCAACTCCAACGCGCTAGCATGACGATCCTCCAGTCCTCAATCGTCCCGGCCGCGGGCTACAACATCCAGCGCAGCCTGCGGTTTCGCTCTAGTGCGTCTGCTTACCTGAACAGGACTCCTGCGAGTGCTGGTAATCGCCAGATTTGGACTTGGAGTGCGTGGGTAAAAAGGGGAAAACTTACAGATAGTGCTATTCAAACCTTACTTGGAACAGCCAGTAATACTGACTTGATTGGTTTTGACACAGACGATACCTTTCGTGTTTGGTTTGGGACAAACACATATAGCACCAAAACAACGCAAGTATTTCGTGACCCATCTTCTTGGTATCACTTTGTTGTTGCGGTAGATACAACTCAAGCAACTGCTAGTAACCGCTTGAAAATTTATGTTAACGGATCACAAATAACCGCCTTATCAGCTTCATATCCAACACAAAATTACAACACAGGGGTTGATAACACAGTAGAACACAGAATTGGCAAGATGCCGTCTGGTGATTACAACTACTTCGACGGCTACCTCGCCGAGGTCAACTTCATCGACGGGCAGGCCCTAACCCCCTCCTCATTCGGCTCCACAAACGCTCTCACGGGCGTGTGGCAACCCGCAGGCTACTCTGGCTCCTACGGCACTAACGGGTTTTACTTGCCATTCACGGATAACTCTGCGCTCACCTCTGGCTCCAATGCGGGACTGGGCAAGGACTTCTCAGGCAATGGCAACTACTGGAACACTAACAACATCTCAATCACCAGCGGGTCTACCTACGACTCCATGACCGATGTGCCTACGCTGACCAGTGCCACGCAGGCGAATTACTGTACTTGGAATAGTGCTCTCCCAGCAGCGATAGCAGGGCCATCTATTGTTACTTTATCTAACGGAAACCTTGATGTTGCGTTGTTGAGTGGCGCAGGAGGCGATTTATTTTTATATGCAACAAATTTATTAAATTCTGGTAAGTGGTATTGGGAATTCACATTATCTGGTACTACCAACAATAACCATCGTATTGGAGTAAGTAGTCGTTCTTTTTCTGCAAACACAGGAAATACAGAAGCCGCTTATTGGTGGAATCAAGGTTTGGTTTATGTAAACGGTAGTCAGGTTGCTTCTGGTTTATCGACCTGTACTACAAACGATGTTATTGGAATTGCGATTAACGCTGATGCAGGAAGCGTTCAGTGGTTTAAGAATGGGGTGAGCGTTTACACGGCTACAGGTGTCAATTACACAACTTATATTCCATACATAAACGGTGAAGGTGGCACTGGCAGAACATTCTCTGGTTCAACCAACTTCGGTCAACGCACATTCACCTACACCCCACCAAGCGGATTTGTTGCGCTGAACACATTTAATCTGTCGACACCGACTATTCAGAATGGTGCGGCTTATATGGCGGCTACGACTTATACGGGAACTGGGGCAAGCCAAAGCATCAGCAATGCGGTGAATAGCATATCGTTCCAGCCTGATTTTGTTTGGATAAAAAATCGTGGTGGTGTATACGGGCATGGGCTTGTTGACTCTGTTCGTGGTAGAGCAAGCGTTTTGTATTCAAACGATACCGCAGCACAAGGTACATCCGGCGCAACACAAGATGTAACAGCGTTTAATTCAAATGGTTTTGCGTTAGGAACAAACTATCAAATTGAGTGTAATTCAAGCGGTCAGAGTTATATTGTCTGGCAATGGAAAGCCAACGGATCAGGTGTAACCAATACCAACGGCTCTATCACCAGCACAGTCTCGGCTAACACCACCGCAGGGTTTAGTATTGTTACCTATACTGGTAACGGCACTAGCGGAGCCACGGTTGGTCATGGATTGGGGGCTGTGCCAAGCATGGTCATAGTGAAGTCTCGGCTTCTGTCCACAGAGAGTTGGCCTGTAAAACACATTAGTCTGTCTTCAAACAAAAACCTGTTGCTAAACAGCACAACAGACCAATACACACCGGGCAATGGTTATATTGCAGACCTGTCTAGTTCAACAACATTTGCGCTCACAACTGGTGTAACAAACGCAGATGCGGTGAATAAAAGTTCATCAACCTATGTAGCCTACTGCTTCACCCCCATCGCAGGTTATAACGCATTCGGGAGTTACACCGGAAACGGGTCTGCAGATGGGCCTTTTGTGTACCTTGGGTTTAGGCCAAGGTTTGTCATGTTTAAGCGCACCGACTCAACTGGTTCGTGGTTCATGGAAGATTCATCAAGAGGCACATATAACGTGATGGGGCCAGAACTTTATGCAAATACTACTGATTCAGAGACTAACGTAAACCGTTTAGATTTTCTTTCTAACGGATTCAAAATGAGAGCCGCAAACGCAGGTGATAACGCCAGCGGCGGTACTTACATCTATGCCTGTTTTGCCGAAAATCCTTTTAAAGTGGCTCTCGCCCGCTGACACAACGGAGATATTACTGTAGTGTCCACCCAGAACTGGCCCAAATGATCCCCGTCGCAATCCTTGAGCTCGGCGCAAAACTTCTAGACCGGGTAATACCCGACGCGGACGCACGCGCCAAGGCGCAGGCCGAACTTATTAAAGCGTCTCAGGATCAGGAGTTTCAGCTGGCGCTTGCTCAGGTCGAGGTCAACAAGGTCGAGGCGGCGTCGTCCAACTGGTTCGTGGCATCTTGGCGACCGGCGGTGGGGTGGATATGCGTATGTGGACTTGCCTACAACTTTATTATTTACCCTTTGATGTTATGGTTCGCATCGGCCTTTCATGCTGGTTTTGTGCCCCCTCCTTTATTCTCGGAGAACCTGATGGAGTTGGTTTTGGGAATGCTTGGACTTGGTGGCTTGCGGACTGTCGAGAAGATTAAGGGGGTAACCAAGTGAGCATGGTCGACGAGCAGAACGAGTTCCTCAAGGACGTGTGCCAGCTAATCACCAAGGCGCAGGACATGGGTTTTCAAGTTTCTGGGGGTGAGCTTTTCAGAACCGCAGAGCAGCAGGCAATCTACGTCCAAAAAGGATTGAGCAAGACCCAGAACAGCAACCATTTACGCCGACTGGCAATTGACTTAAACTTCTTCAAAGACGGCAAGCAGGTTCAGACCAAGGCCGACATCCAACCTCTCGGTGATTTTTGGCAAAGCCTAGACCCAAAGAACCGCTGGGGCGGTAATTTTACCACCATCCTAGATGTCCCTCATTTTGAACGAAATGTGTAAACATGCCCCTCATAAAACTAACCCTTCGTCCGGGACTTAACAGAGACCAGACTAACTACTCTAACGAAGGTGGCTGGTTTGCCTGCGACAAGATTCGCTTTCGCTCTGGGTACCCACAAAAAATTGGTGGGTGGTTAGCCGCAACAACAAACTTATTTGTAGGTATTTGTAGGCAGATGTTTGGCTGGGTTACAACCTTTGGGGATAACTTTCTTTCCCTAGGAACCAACGAAAAAGTCTACATCAACAACGGAACAAACTACTACGACATCACTCCGCTAAGGGCAACCACAGCTGCCGGAGATGTAACCTTTGCAGCAACTAACGGATCTTCAACAATCACAGTATCCGATACCTCATTTGGTTCCTCAGCCGGAGATTATGTAACTTTTAGTGGCGCTGTATCTTTGGGCGGCAATATAACCGCAGCAGTACTAAACCAGAACTACAAAATTGCAACCGTAATAAACACCAACTCTTATACGATCACGGCAAAAAACCCCACAACAGGAGCCCCGGTCTTAGCAAACGCATCTGATTCTGGTAATGGCGGCGTGGCTGTTGTGGGTAAGTACGAAATTCCAATCGGTCCCGGGGTGGCTGCGTACGGATATGGTTGGGGTGCTGGAACTTGGGGGCGTTCTGGCTGGGGTCTTGGATCAACTACGCCAATTGTTACGCCGCAAAGAGACTGGTGGTTTGATAACTTCGATAACGATCTTGTCATGAACATCCGCAACGGGGCCATTTACTACTGGGAGCGAGGCGTTCTTGCTGATGCAGCCACATCTCTTTCTACCCGAGCGGTTCTTCTTTCTGGACTAACGATTGATGGGGTGGCACCCAGCGCCGTGCCTGATGCGGCTATGCAGATTCTCACCGCGCAAAACAACAAACACCTGCTTGCGTTTGGATGCCAGCCCTATGGTGGAGCTGCGGGCGAGTTTGACCCCCTGCTTATTCGTTGGGCAAACCAAGATCAACCAAACTACTGGACACCATCCCCAACAAATAGCGCTGGGTTTATTCGATTGAACCGGGGTTCAAGGATTCTTCGTGCGGTTAACACTCGACAAGAAATTCTTGTGTGGACAGAGTCGGGCCTAAACTCTTTGCAGTTTACAGGAACAACCGATGTTTTTGCGTTGCAGGAGCTAGCAGATAACATATCTTTAATTAGCCCACGGGCCATGTCTACGGCAAACAACGTCACCTACTGGATGGGGCACGATAAGTTTTACGCTTATTCAGGACGAGTCGATACGCTGCCATGCACCCTGCGTAATCATGTGTTTAATGATATTAACTATGAACAGGTTGACCAGATTATTGCTGGAACAAACGAAGGGTGGAATGAAATATGGTGGTTCTACCCAAGCATTAATTCAAACTCGATAGACAAGTACGTCATCTACAACCACCTAGAAAAGATTTGGTACTACGGAAACCTTGCCAGAACGGCATGGCTCGATAATGCGCTCAGAGAATACCCACAGGCGGTAGGCTACGATAACTTGTTGTACGACCACGAGCGTGGTCTGGATGCAAATAATTTACCGATGGCTGCCTATATTCAGTCTTCTGATTTTGATATTGAGGACGGCGAACACTTTATGTTGACCAGAAGGCTTATCCCAGATATAAGTTTTGCGGGTTCAACTGCTAACAGCCCAGAAGTGGTTTTTTCTATTAAGCCTAGAAACTTCCCCGGTTCGGGCTACGGCGTAGATCCTTTTGATTCCAAACCCGTTGTTGAAACAACAATCGACAACTACACCGACCAAGTATTTATTCGCGCCCGTGCAAGGCAGATGGCAATTAAGGTAGCCTCTGAGGATCTTGGTGTGAACTGGCAGCTGGGTGCACCCCGCCTTGACGCTCGGGCTGATGGTAAAAGATGACAATAAGGAAAACGTTTGTTGCCCCGGCGCTACCCGTGCCGCCCATAGAATACGACCCTCGGCAACAGACCGACTTTATGAACGCCCTGCGTTTGTATTTTAACCTGCTTGACAATTACTTAAATTTAACTAATAGCCTACTAAACGGGGCAACCGAAACACCGGCGCCAACCATAGCAAGCGCAGCAACTATAGCCCCAACTTACACAATTTCTTTTGTTTCTGGTACAACTACAATACAAACAATTACCCCTCCAGTACCGATAGCAAATACCGGAGGTCAAATTACACTCATACCTACTGGGTTGTGGTCTACAAATACAGCCGGAAATATAGCCCTAGGAACCACGGCGGTTGTAAGCAAGGCATTAATAATGACGTACGATTCGGTAGCTGGTAAGTGGTATCCAAGTTATTGAGCTTGACAAACACCCTCATGACCCCGTATATTGTTAAGCAAAATGAAGTGGCTTCGCTCTGGCCGATTTTCTTGCCCGGCCTACATGCCGTTATACAGACGGATCCAAACGTCGGTTGGACACCGCTAGGTGTTCTCGATGCGCTGTTAAAACAAAATGCTTACGCAGTCGTACTGACCGCTGACCAAACGCAGGCTGGATTTTTTATGGGGTACCCGCAGGCGGATGGGGCGTTTTTTATATGGATAGCGCACCTCGAAAGGGGCTACGACCTTGGCGAAGGTATCCAGCACGTCAAGGACTTCGCTAAAAAGCTGGGCTGTAATAGAATAATTTTCGGAACAAACAGGCGTGGATGGGATCGAGTGGCTAGAAAACACGGGTTCCGCCCAACATACTGGGAGCAGAATATATGAGTAAGTCGGGCATACCCATAGTCAGTGACGTTGCGCATGTTGCTGGGCAAGTTATACAACCCATCGCTAAAGTACTCTCACCACTTGCGCCAATTCTTCCGTTCCTCCCCATCCCGGGACTTGCAGGTAACCCCGCAGCAGCAGCTCTGCTGACTGGCATTTTGAGTGGCTATGGCGGCAAAGGTAAAGGGTTTGACTTTAATCGGGGCCTGATGTCCGGTGCACTTAGTTATGGTCTTGGCTCCCTAATGCAGGGCGCTCAGGCAGCTGGACAGGTGGGGGCACCGCCTACACCCACTGGGGCATTTGATGCTGGGGTCGGTCTTAGCGATTATGCGGCTGCTATGAATGCAGGTCCGCAGACAGCAGTCCCTGCTGGCTCGCCGTCTATTTTTTCTACTGCCCCGGCACCAACTCCCAGTATTGCAGATAGCCTATCCAACTTTGCCTCGCAGACCGCACAAAACGCAACGGATGTTGGCACTGGAATCAAGAACCTCGTTACCGGTACGCCCGATGCTTACTCAGCTTTTAAAGGGGCGATGGGCCTTAGCCCAGTACAGACGGCTGGAATTGCATTTGGCGGATATGCAGGTACAAGAGCGCTCGATGAGTTGGAAAAACAGAAAGCCCAAGCCGAAGCTATTTTGCAAGATAGCAAAAATAAAACACAAGCAGAAATTGATTTTGCTCAGAGCGTTCTTCGTGACTACCCCGCTAACTTTAAACGTCTGACGGCTGAAGATGTGAGCAAATACGGATACGCCGATGGTGGCGATGTTGACTACGATCAGGACGATCAGAGCATGGCGTATGGCGGGCTTGCTTCTTTGGCTGGCGGCGGTATGCCCCCTCGGTTTTTGTCTGGCGGTGGAGACGGAATGAGCGACAGTATTCCTGCTAGAATTGATGGCAAACAGGAAGCTCGACTTGCAGATGGTGAGTTTGTGGTGCCCGCCGATGTTGTGTCCCATCTGGGTAACGGATCAAGTAACGCTGGAGCTAAGCGCCTTTACAACATGATGGACAAAGTTCGCAAAGCAAGGACAGGTAGAGTCGCCCAAGCCCCTGCCGTTAGCCCTCAGCGGTATATGCCCGCTTAAAGGATAAAAGATGGCAACCACCTCACAAGTAGTAACCAGTACACTACCCACCGCGTTTGAAGAGTATTACAAAACAGGCGCGGCGGGCTCCCCCGGTCTTATCCCACAGGCATTCAGTCTTTACGGTAAAGGCACCCCCGCAGACTTTGCAAACATTTACGCTAATCCGCTCAAGGCCGCTGGAGTATACGGAGAGGGACGGGTTGCTGGGTTGTCTCCCGAGCAGCAGCAAGTTGGTGCGCAAATTAAAGCGCTGCAAACCCCATCTCAGTTTGCAACAGGAACTAATCTTGCACAGACAGCAGGGGGTGGACTTGCATCCTTGCTAAATCAACAAGCACAGAGTGTTAATGCTGACCCGCTGCAAATGTACCAAATGGGTCCGGCAAATCAATTTATAGGAAGCGCTGTTTCGCAGTATATGTCGCCCTATATGCAGAATGTAGTAGATGTTCAAAAACAAGAAGCTATCCGCGACGCACAAAAACAGCAGCTCCTCCAGAACCTCGGTGCATCTAGACAGGGTACATACGGCGGTGCTAGACAACTACTTGCCGGAACGGAACGTGAGCGCAACCTCGGTACACAGCTAGCGCAAATTCAAGCTACGGGTTCTCAGTCCGCCTATGATGCAGCACAAAAAGCATTTGATGCACAGAGAGCGGCGGATCTGCAAGTCGGCCAACAAAACCTTCAGGCGTTGCTTAATGTTCAACAGTTTGGTGCGGGGCAGAGTCTTGAAGCACAAAAAGCAAACCAAACAGCCGCTCTTCAAGCCGCACAACAAAGGGCGCAGGCTGCGACTGCACTTGGAAATGTTGGACAACAACTGGGGCAACTTGGAACTGTACAACAAGCTGCTGATATTGACCGGCTTAAAACTCTTGGTGCCTACGGGGATCTGACTCGTGGTATTCAGCAGCAACAGCTCGATGCTCGGTATGCAGATGTGCTTAAAGGCATCCAGTTCCCCGAAGAGCAGCTCAACAAACTGAGTGGATTTATTCGCGGTATCCCGCTAACCGACCAAACAGTGCAGACAACAACACCGCCCCCAAGCTTTGCTAGTCAACTTGCTGGTATGGGTCTGTCCGGCCTGAGCCTATACAACATGCTGGGGGGTAAATCGTGATTCGTTCTCCTGAACAGCAGTTTGCGTTTGCTAAGCGTCTTCCTATTTCTGAACTTGCCAAGGTTCTTCAGGGTCAGAGCGATGTTGTGGATATGTCGATTGCGCAGATGGTGCTGCGAGAGAAGACTAGAGAAGAAAAAATTAAACAAGGTGCGCAGGCGCAACCAGAAGCACAACAACCGTCAGTAGTAGAAAGAGACCTAATGGCTGCTGGTGTTGCCGCACTCCCTGCTGATGTAGACGTTGGCCTAGCGGGTGGTGGTGTTGTTGCGTTCGCCGGACCAGATGGTTCTTTTGTTCAGGGACGTCAACTTCCGCTTTCGGGGATGGGCCCCGCTTCTCCCGATTATGTCGGCCCAGCACTTCAATCAACTACTAAACCCGGTCCGGGACCCACATTTAGTTCTGCGTTTCCGAACGCTCCTACTACTCCAGCTATTCCAGCTACTGCAGGAAGTCTTTTTCGGCAAAGTTTGCGTAAGCTGCCGTTTGTAGGCGCTGCAATGGAGGCATTGAGTACTTCTGATGAAGACCTTAACAAGTTAAAAGCTTTTGACCAAGCAAAAGCAGTTTTGGCAATGAACAATGTGCCCAAAGAAGAAATAGATAGAATGCCGACAGCAGATGTGTTTACTAAAGCTAAAGCTCTTGGGTATGCCGGAGATCGGGGCAAACCTGTAATAGAGAAAAAAGAAGTTGCCGCCCCTGCTACCCCTGCCCCCACCCCTACGGAAACTGCACCTGCTGCCCCACCCCCGCCACCAGCGAAAGATACCGGAGCCACTAGCGGAATCGCGGCACTGCCCCCGCCCCCTTCATTTGAAAGCACCGCCGCAGAAGCAGAGAAAATTGCTAGTAAACTGTTCCCCAAACAAACCGTTGTAGTTCCAACTGCTAAGGAAGCGGTTCAACAAGAAAAAGCGTATCTCACAGAAGCAGGTTTTGATCCTAATCTTTACAAAAATCAGATTGCTGCAATTCGAAAAGAAGCCGAAGGCGACAAGAGCATGCGCCAAGATGCAGTTAACATGCGTTTGCTTGAAGCAGGTTTGGGTATTCTTGGTGGCGAATCACCATATGCGTTTGTTAACATTGGTAAAGGTGCATCCCCTGCGCTTAAAGGCTTTCAAGAAGATATTAAAGAAATCAAAAAACTTGAACGTGACCGCAACAAAGAAATACTTGCCCTTCAGACTGCGGAAAACCAAGTTGCTGCTGGTATTGGCGGTAGTGCTAGCGCGCGTGTACAGACCGCACAAAAACGTCTTGATGATATTGAAAAACAACAAGGTGAACGTAAACTTAGTCTGATGACACACCTTGCTAGCAACAACACACAAGAATACGTAGCTAGATTAAACGCTGAAACTCAACGCTCGGCAACTGCGGAAACAAAGATGTACCGTGAAGCTACGCTCGATCAAGAACTCAGAGCAAAAGCACTTGCGCAGGCAGATACATTCATATCAAAACTACCAGATACGCAAAGAAATGGGATGACTCCAGAGCAGTTGGAAAATTTACGTAGTACCCTGTATGCTAAGAGCCTTGCGCTGCTTCAAAATCAAAAAGCCGCTAACGAACCACCCGTCGCAGCTAGTTACGACGCTAAAGGCAATCGAATTAAATAAGGGTAAACAATGGCTGTTTACGCAAAACTAGCGGACGGTAGGCGTTTAGAATTTCCTGACGGCACTTCGCAAGAAGTAATGGATTCGGCGGTAAAAAAATTTATCGCTTCTGAAAAACCACCCAAAACTGGTATTGGTGCCGCTTTAGTGGGCGGAACCGAGCGGCTGGGATCTTCTTTACAAACTGGTATTGAATCGCTGTTTGATGCAGAAGGAGCTGCCCGACGTGGAGCAGCGCGGGAAGAAGAAATAAGTCAGAAGTATGCTCCCGGCGCAAACCTTGAAGCCGTAAAAAAAGCATACGAAGAGCGGGGTCTGTTCCCAGCAATCGGTGAAGTTGCCAGACAAATACCCGGTGCACTCGCAGAACAGGCTCCAAATATTGCCGCATCTTTAGGGGGTGCACGTCTTGGTGCTATGGCAGGTGCGCCACTAGGTCCAGTGGGTGCGATAGTTGGCGGTATTGGTGGTGCGGCTCTTCCATCTATATTACAGCTCTATGGTTCTAATCTTGAGCGTCAGGCGGAAGAAAATGCGGACATCTCTCGCGGTCGTGCATTAGGAACCGCCGTTGTTGGGGGAGGTCTTGAAACCGCAGCAACCCTTATCCCTCTTGGCCGCTCAATTGTAGGAAAACTTCTTGGCCCGCAGGCAGAAAAGGCGCTTATTCGTGGTGAACGGGATGCCGTTGAGAACATGGCTAGGCAAGGTTTTGCCCAGACGCTTGGTCGTGGTGTGGCTGTTGGTGCCCTTGCAGAAATCCCAACCGAAGTAACCCAGCAGATTCTTGAGCGGGCACAGGCAGGATTAGCTCTAACATCCGACGATGCTCTTGCCGAATATGGGCAGGCTGCATATGGTGCAGCTCTTGTTGGTGCTCCTTTTGGTGCAGCTGGTAGGTTTGCACAGCGTGGCGTAGCTCGGGGCGAGATTGCTGAAAAAGAAGCCAAAGCCCGTACGGAAGAAGAAAGAAAAGCCGCAGCTGAAGCACAGGCAGAAAAAGAAAAACAAGAAGCTTTTAAAACTACGCCCGAGTACAGGCAGGAGCTCAACGGAAAAATAGTTGAAGCAAAAGATGAGTTGCGATCTCTTGAAGATTTGTTAAAAGATAAAACGCTGGATCCAGATGTAAAAGATGAAGCAAAAGTTCGAGCCAAAGAACTGCGTACGCAGATTGGTGATTTAAGCGCAGAGTTAAAAAAATCTGCAGAAGAAGCAGGTGTTGCCCCCACACTTAAAGATGCACTTGCTAGAAAGCAAGCTGCGGAAGAGCCAACTATTGTTGATGACTTTGGTAATGTTGTTAAACCAAAAACTAAAGGACTTACCCCAGAAGAGGAAGCAGCAGGATACGAAGCTCAAGTTCAAAAAGCTGCAGCTTACTATGCAGAACGGGAAAAACTACTTGACAAACTTCGTGAAGAGGAACAGGCGCGCAAAGAAAAAGCGGATGTAAAACTGCAGCAGTCCGTACAAAATTACTTAACTGGTCTCGATCAAGTTGAGGAGGCCAACACAGAAGTTCTTACTAAAAGACTGGCAGAAAAAAGAAAGATCAGCGAACAAGAAGCAGCACAAGAAATTACGTTTGATAGAATCCAACTTCTGCTGGACAACTTCGGTCTTCGCGCTGCAGGTGTAGAACCAGAAGAGCGTAAACAAATTGAATCTGCAATTAACGAAGGCAAAATTGATAGAAACGTAACAAAAGTTTTGGGCATTAAAGGCTTAGGTGGAAAAATTTTAAATGCCTCCGAAGCAATGCCAAACATCCAGTCTCGTATTGATGAGCTAAATGAAGGCCGTCAGAAAGCCTTGTTTAGCAAAGATCCGCTGATGGATGAAAATGGCCAGTTAACTCCTATGGGGTACAGCATTGTTTCTATGGAAGCCAAGCTTCGGGAACTTGCAAGGTTAAAAGATATCGGTACCCAACAAGCACCGGAAGAAACGCCAGCTGAAGCAACAATAGCCCCCGCCATACAAGCGGCAGAAAGAACGCAGGAAGAACCACTTGCAGTAGATGTACAACCGAACCTAGCCAAAGCTGCCTACGACGCAGAAGTACAACAAATAAACTTAAATACGCGTAGATCTTTTATCGATCTTGCTAGTTTTGTAGATGATATTAAAAATAAGCGTTTTCTTTCTGAGGGGTCTGCACCGGAACAAATTAAATTTGCCAGTTCAACCCGTGAAGGGCTGTTAGATAATATACAGAAAGAACGTAAAAATATTGTAGATGGAATTATTCGTGAAGTTGCAGTTCAACGAGTAGCTCAAAAGTTGCGCCCTTTAAGTAGAGATGAGGGAATAGCACTTGGCATAGATATAGATAGTCTTATCAACATGTTTACTGAACGGTCGTTGGCTCCGGCTCCCGGCATGATTACTGAAACAATTATTACTCCTGCACAGGTACGTGGTGCTAAAACAGTTGTTGGCGCCACAGAAACAGAAGTTGATACACGCACACAACGACAGCTTCCTTTTGGGGCTGTCCGTAGAGCAAAAGATATAATCGCTACTTTTTCTGCAGAACAAAAACAAAAGCTAGAGTTGTTAAAGAAAAATATTAAAGTTGCAGAAAACAAAATTAAAGAAATTGATGCAATGCTTAACGTCATGCATCCGCCAAAACCGGCAGACAGACAAGTTGTTCTTCCTGAATCTGAAAAAGCGCAAAATCTTGGTGCAAAACGCATTAAAGCGTTAGATGATTTGCGCAAAGCTAAAAAAGCTCTTGCTCTTTGGCAAAGCAGCGTTAAAGCAACTGCACCTACTTTGTCCGAAAAACAAGCTTTGCAAAACATCAAAAATGTGATTCGCAGTATTAAGCAAAGCACTATCGCTGAAGGTAAGCGACCTGTTCGAGCAGACAAACAAATTTTGCGGATGCAGAGTAAAGCAACCCCTACAGAAAGCCAGCTTGCGCAGGGCGAGCGTGTTGTGGAGGATATTCAACGGGTGCTGGCAATGCCCTTCCTTGATCCCGATGTAAGTGAAACACTATCTAGAGCCGCTGACATCATTGCTAACCGAAGGGCGAATCCATCATTTGTTAATACTGTTGACGAGCAAGTTGGCCGTATTTTACGCGGAACTGATAAGCCTTTTGTGCCGGAGCGAGATGTAAATAAACCCTCCAAGAGCCCCTCTGCCATTAAAAAAATTACAGGCGAGGCAAAAGATGCCGCACTTTTAAATGAAATTAAGCAGGACATGGATACGCAAGCCGCGCTGCGTGCGTATGCTGAAGAAGGTGTCGATGCAAAAAAAGATGCACGGCTGCGTGCTAATTTAGAGAATGCCAAAAAAGAACTTGCAGATGCGGATCTGCAGATTAAAAAATTTACAGGCGAGACCGGCTCAGAAGAAGATAAAAAACTAACGGCTGCGCGTAAAAAAGCCTACGATAAAGTGCAGAAAGCACAAAACGCTCTGGAAGAATCTAGAAAAGTAGAGAGCGCACAGACGGATCTGTTTCCTGAAACACTTGCTACAACTCGGGCTACCCCAGCTGCGTTTCAAAGACTTGTTAAATCTGGCGCAGTAGCTAGTAAACGCGCTGCTCTGGCGGAAGCTAAGCGACTGGAGATTGAACTTCGCACCGCCAAAAAACAGCTTGAAGTTGAGCAGGCTGCATGGCCAGCCGAACAAGAAAAAAAGATTTTGGAAGAAATTGCCAAGCTTGCCGCTAACATTAAGCGCGGTTTGGGGGACAAGATTAGTGTTACAACCTCTCAGAAATTTGCAGCTCTTGACGACCGCATTAAAAAGCTAGTAGCTGACTATAAGCAAAAAGCTAACATCAAACCAGAGTCTGAAATTGTTAGGGGCGAGAGGCTACTTACAAAATTCCTGCGTGAAGATAGCGAAAAGGGTGAGCCTTTTCAGGCCACAAAAGCAGTAACCAAAGCGCAAATTAAAAATGTATCTGGCGCCGTAGATAAAAGAATTGAGGGCCTTGAAAAGCAACTTAAAGCTGCAGAAGCAGCCGTTAAAGAAGTTGCAGAAAATCTAAAAGCATGGGAACAGCGGTTTAAACCTAAGTACAAAAATAAAGCCAAAGAACGCGCCAGACAACTGCTAGATGCTCGTGAGAAATTTGCAGACGAAATTAGGCAACAAATAGCTACGGCGCAGCAACTCCGTAATGAAGTCGGATCTGGTGCACCTACAAGTGATGGCAAAATAGAATCAGTTTTTAGTGCTGCCGATTTAAAAGCAATTGTTGCTGCGCTTGATGGCAGGATAGCGGATGTCCTCGCTAGGAAAAAAGTTGAGCCTGTTCTGTCTTTGCCTGAGCGACTGGCTGCACTAAATCTACCTACGACAAAAGTAACTACTGAATACGAAACTGTAAAAGTTAAAGGTAGAGCACTGCCTGTCACGCGTAAAGTGCGCAGAATCGTTGATGTGCAAGAAGCTGAGGCAGTTCAAAGAAGGTTGGCTACCTACGCTGCGGAATCTAAACGAAGCCTTTCTGCGGGTATTACCTTTCAAAATCTTGAGCAAGAAGAAAAACAAGCTATCGAACAGCTTAGAGCTGCAAATAAAGAAGTAAAAGAGTTTACGGATTTAGTTAATCAGGCTAAATCCTCCAAAGACTTTAGCAAATATGAAGGCGAACTTTTTACCAAGCTTAAAGAACTTGGTGATCGCTCCGCAGCTGCAAAAAATAACCTGCTTCGTATTCGAGCAAACAAAAAACTTCTTGACGACTTTAATCAAGTTGAGAAACAGGTAAAGCGCAATCCTGCACCACGCACAGTGCCGGGCGTAATTACAGAAAGCCAGCGTAATAAGTACACAACCGATCAAATGTACGACCTTTTTGGTGAGCGCGGTCGTATGCTTGGACCTAAAGAATATTACGTTGAAGACACCATCGACTTTAGGCTTGGTACTAAAAAGCCTACGCAGATTGTAAACAAAGAGCAAGCAGAAAAACGCCTAACAGAAATTAAAGAGCGCGTCGACAATATGCTGCCTAAACGAAAAGATGGTTCTTCAACATTTAACTTCTACCCCAGCGTTGCTCAAGCGCCCATAAAGATTAGCAATCAGATGGCGAGACAGGGGTTGGATCCAATGGTCGATACCGTTAAAGGTGGAGTTCTGCCTGACGGCACTGTGTTTGTAATCATTGATGCGCACGAAAGCATGCTTGATCTGGAGAAGACACTTGCGCATGAACTGATCGGACACTACAGCTTTGAATCTCTGCTTGGTCAAGACGGCATGACAAAGCTTATGTTGAAGTTGGAAAAAGATTTAGCTACAGATAAACAAGAAAGTGGGCTGCAGATTCTTGCATATAGATTGGGGCTTGGCTCTGAATATGCTGGAGCTCTGGCCGAGACCTATGCTTTCTACAAAGACAAACTTGATCGGGGAGAAATTACTGAAAAAGAAGTTGCGCGGATCGCTAAAACTAAAGGTCTGCGTGAGCTTGTTGCGTACACCATGGAACGTAAAGTCGATAAAGCTTGGTACGCTAAAGCTGCTGAGTTTATTAAAGAGATCGTCCGAGCTATCCGTGGGCGGCTCATGTACGGGGGCCTTACTGAAGTAGCAAAACAATCAACATCAGACTTGTTCTATCTGATGAAGCAGGCTCAAGAAAATTTTGATGCTGGTAAGCCTATGGCCTATCGAAATAGTGATGGCACTGTATCTTTCCGCACTGTAGAAAAACCCCCCGCCACAGGCCTTAGCGCCCTTATTTCGCAACGCGGTTCATTTTTTGATGCTGTTAAAGCAAATACGCTGGGGCTGAGCGGCCTTAATTTCCGTACACAGTTTGTTGATAGGCTGGCTGCTTTGGATGCGCTTGTTAAAAGAGGCGTTGAAAAGAAAGTAATTAGCTCTCTTAAAGCTATGGATGTTATGTACTTCAGCCGAATGGTGGATCAGCGCAATAACTTTGTATCTGAGTTTGCTACAAACGGTGTTGGTAAGATTACCCTGAAAAACGGCGAGCGTATGTATACCGGCGGAACGGGGCCTAGCTTGCGCGATGTGTCTGAAGCACTGCGTGATTCAGGGGTAGATCCTAAACAAGTTGAAAATGCGTTTACTGAATATCTGATTGCCCTACGTGCTACTAAAGTTGGCCTTAAAAAACTTGATTTCTCTGGTAAAACTACGCAGGCTGACGTTGATGCGTCACTTGCAAAGTACAAAAACAACGCAGCTTTTAATAAAGCAGCAAAACTGTACGACGAGTACAACGATAACCTGCTAGATTTTTTGGCATCGACGGGCGCTATATCCGAAGCAGATGCAGCTAAAATGAAGGGACAAAACTACGTTCCTTACTACCGAGAAGCAAACGGCGGCATCGAGCTTGTAATTAGCAAAGAACTAGCCCCAATAAGAATTGGTAATTTTAAAGATCAACCTCACCTTAACGAGCTAAAAGGCGGGGAAGATAAAGTTGTGCCTGCATTTACCGGCATGCTGCAGAATACTTCGTTGATTGTGGATCTAGCACTTCGTAATATGGCCACCCGAAACACCGCACACGTGCTTCAAGATATGGGTGTCATGAAGATTCACAAAGGTGAAGGCCCTGCCTCTGCAGAGGTCATTCGTTTTAAGCGCGACGGTGAAAAATTTTATGCAATCCCAGACAAAGAGGCTAAAGATACTTTGTTTGGTGACATACCAATCGATCTAGTTATTCGTGGTATGGAAGGTATTAAGACAACTATACCGGGCATCGTACGCATGCTAGGTGTTCCTTCAAATATTTTGCGTAAGTTTGTAACTCGTAACCCCAAGTACGCAGTCAACCAGATTTTCCGTGATTCTATGGCGGCTGTCATGACGACAGGCGCTGACTTCATACCCGTTGTGGATACGGTAAAAGATCTGATGACGATGAAAAAAAGCGGGGCTCTCCGTACGCTGCAGGGTAGCGGTGCAATTGGTGGGCAAGTTATAACCGGTGCATCGGATGACATGACTAAAATCCTCCAGCAGATCGCGGCAGGTAAGGCTGGCTGGGAGCTGGCTATGGCTAAGTTGGATGAGCTCGCCATGATGGGTGATGCGGCTACTCGGGTATCTATGTACAACTCATTTCTTAAGCAGGGACTGTCTGAGCGAGAGGCAACTTTTGCAACGCTCGAAGCTATGAACTTTGGTCGGCGCGGTCTCTCGCCCAGCATGACGTTTGCAAACATCATGATCCCGTTTTTTAACGCTAACGTGCAGGGTCTTGATGTGCTGTGGCGTGCATTTAAGGGAGACATGCCTGCCTCCGAGCGGTTGCGGGTCCGCAATAAGTTGATTGCTCGCGGAATGTTGATGGCTGCGTTTACTTTTGCTTACGCTGCTGCGATGGATGACGATGAGACTTACGAGAATGCCAACCCAGATGAGCGTTACGGTAACTGGTTTGTGCCCACGCCAATTGGTACTGTCCGTGTGCCTATTCCGTTTGAACTTGGGTTTATGTTTAAAGCAGTTCCCGAAGGCGTTTACCGATACGCCTTTACGGACGATAAAGGAAGTGCTGTAGCCAAGGCTATGGGTAGTATGCTAATGAAGAGCGTCCCGGGAGATCTGCCCACTTCAATTAAAGCGCCGGTTGAACTTGCCCTGAACAAATCTTTTTACACTGGTCGCCCAATTATTGATGAGAAACTACAGGGGTTGGTAAGTTCGGAGCAGTACAAACCAAACACCCCCGAGCTTATAAAGATGTTTGGTGCAATTGGTCTATCCCCAGTTCAAGTTGAGTACTTTATACGAAGCTTTACCGGAACTCTGCCTGTTGCTTTGATGCGCATAGTGGACCCCGTGTTTGTTAGTGGCGAGACTAAACCCGAAATGAAGCTTGAAGAAGTACCTGTTATTGGCGGTTTCTTCCAGCCTAAGGATGCCGGAGGTCTTATTAACGCAGCGTTCGAGCACG